GGTGATGATTTCCCAATCCTCCATGTCGGTGATTTTCATTTCACCAGAAATGATCTTGTCAAACACTTCCGTTGGAATTACGTGAGCATTGCCGTCCAACGTCGGCACGCACAAATGAGGCTTGTTGTCTTCATTGCCTTCCCAAAAATATAGTTCACTGTTGGGCCAGTCTTTTCCATGAAAAAATCCAGCAACGAAAGCATCGCGTTCTGCTTTTCGCGTTCTTTCGCCTTTTCCTTTAATTGCATCCACCACGGCAATAATGCCCCAAACAAAACAAACGATAATAAAAACAATCGCTAAATTCACTTACTCCTCCCTTAGTTTGATTCCCCACTCAGCGGCGAATTGCTCTATCGTGTCGATGAGCCAACTTGCCTCTTGGGTGTTGATATCCGCTTCGCTCTTGGGTTGTATTGAGCCGTCCGGTAGAGTCTCGAAAGGATAACCCCTATCGACGGCTAACTCCTTCATCCTCTCTTTGACGGCGCTGAAACTATTGTGTGTCTGTTCGCAGATTTGCTGGATGAATCCGTTAATGCGATGGTTCTGCGACTTCGGCCCGGTAGAGCGCTTCGGGTAGTGCCGGGAAAACTCCATCCTCCATATCGCGCCTCGTGGGATGGACTGGCACAGCGAGTAGAATGACGCACGGTCTTTGCTGGCCAGTTGAAACCCACCCACTCCTGAGAGAGCGTCAAAACTCAGCATTAGGCCGTGCGTCGGTAACTTCACTTCTTCACCTTCTTGGCAAACAACTTATTGGCTTGAGTAGTGAGATACTTATTTTGCGCGTCCCAGGCGGCAGCCCAAGCCGCAGCCCCAGCCGCATCCAATTCCTTATCTGTCGCTTTTCCTTTTAGCCACGCTCGCTTGACTTTAATGGCGTTCCAGCTTCGTTCATCGGTGCACCCAACAAGCGTCAGTGCTTCCTCGGCGAAATGACATGCCGCTTCATGTAATACCTTTTCGGCATTCACCATCGCTAATACTTTTCGATGACGCCCGACTAGTTTGTCGTCTTGCTTTTGCACCTCGTCCCAAATCTCTACTTTGCACAACACGGCACCTGGTGCGTACTGGAGTGCATCAATCAGTCGCCGTGAGCCGTGCATCCCGTTCCCGCACATTACCAGCGGCCCCTCGGCGGTGTAGGTTTTGCCGACTTTCACTACTTCCTTGGTGCCCCACCGAAGCCGCTTGTCGTCCTGTAGGAAATGCCAGCAGCGGATATGCTTTTCTTCGGCCATCACACCAACTCCTTCTGTTCGGCATCCACCCGCTTCCACGCGCCTCCCTTAAAATGATAAACACCCTCAATTAACCGTGTAGTATCAACTTGGTACTGATTGGAATTACCACATCCTCCGCCAAGTCCTTTTCTTTCACATACTCCCCAGATAGCCGGCCATCCCTGTTTGTCTCGACTATCATTTATTCCTATCCCAAAAACGCTGCCGGATGCCCCAAATGGGAATGTGACTGATTCTTTTATACTCTCATGTGATTTAGCTATGCTTATTTTATTCAATCCGACTCTGGCGCATTCCTGTAAAAACTCATTTGTAAACTGTTTCGCGTCTTTGTATTGTTTATTTAATGATTTTATAGACATCTGACATAATCGAACTTTCTCTGACATTTGTTTTATTTCACGTTCTACGTTCATCACACCAACTCCTTTTGTTTCACTTCTGCCGGTGCCACTCTGTCTGTCTTTTCTGCCGCCGCTTGTAGTTTGCTCATGGCCGCACCCACCGGGTTAGCACTCACCTTGAGTAGCGCTTGCTGCCGGTCCACCTCACCCCGCACCTTGTCGATGGCCTTGTTAAGCCACTGAGAGTACGCCACGCCGGCCAACTCCGTGGCCATCTTCGCCATTTGCGCTTTCATCGCCTCAATACGTGCCGGCTCCACGATACCCTTGGCCTTCTCCAGCTCCGCCTCTAGTTCCACTACGAGCGCACGGTTGCGAGCGGCTACCTGCTCGCTCTCGCGCTGGCCGGCTTCCTCGCGGTCGCCGGCCTTCTGCATCTCCTCGCGGCTGGCCCGCTTGGACCCCTGGTAGCCGGCGTTAGCAAGCGCCCTCCCAATTGCCGAAGTCTCGGCGTTCTCCAGCCATGACGTATAGTTGACGCTCTCGTACTCCTGGCCGCCCTTGCTAACGCTCAGCTCCTTGTCCCGAATGGCTTGACTCCAGCCGGTAGCCAGTAATGTGCCATTCACCTCGACATGGGCACGGAACACGGCATAGTCCATGTTGTTCGGGTCGGATTCAAGGTAGGTGAGTATCCGCCCGTCCTTGTGGTCGGTGAGAAACCGCTTGATGCGGTGCTCTACCGGCTCGTAGTCGTCTTGATTGTACTTCCTCATAACGGCCTCCCCCCGATGCGGTTATCGAACTGCTTGAGGAACTCCTGCGATACGATGCGCTCCCACTCCCGGCGCTCGGCGTCCTCACGTTTGTAGTACTGCATGTCCCTCAAGTGGTCCCCGTGAGAATCGGCGAATCGCTTGTTGTCGATTTCCTTCATATCTCGTTCTCCTTGAGCCACGCCTTCTCGGCCCACTTGACAAACATCTCAGCGGCCTCGGTTAGATAGGATATTTCTACCCACTCTTCCGACCACGGCCACTGGTAGTCGATGATGCGCCGGCCCGCCTCGGCCAGCCGGCGAGCATCCTGGAAGAAAAAGAAGTTAGCCGAGGAGGTGTCCACGGTCCATGAACGACTCTGGGTTTTCATTCGATTCCCTCCTCACCCTCGGTGTCGATAAAGATGGCCGGCTCGTTCTCCTCGTCCTCCTCCTGCAGGCACACAGAGCACAGCCCCAGTTCCAGAGTGGACCCGCCCTTCATGGAGCGGCCACAGCGCTTGCACGTGCTGTAGTAGTGGTCCCCAATCAGTAACGCACCCATCTTGTCCTCCCCATACCGAAGATTTAACACACCTATGATTATAGACTACTTCGGAAAAAACGCAAGCTTTTTTTTAATAAATAGTTTTGCCACAAATGGCACCTTTGGCACACTTATTTCGGTTGTAATTGCATCCGTGCATTCTTAAATGCTTCAAAATCACTTATACGAATAACCGCTATTTTCTGGCCACGGCTATTGTCATTCTCATCATCATAAATGAATGCAATAGGAATGCCGGCCTTTTTTAACATCTTGAAACAATTGCTTTTATCTCTATTCATTTCCTTGGCAACATCACTAACCCGAATTATATTTTTCATTCTTTCACCCCTGCCATATAATACCATACCACGCAATAGTTGTCAAGGGGATAATAGAATTATTTTTTTATGGAAATTACATGAGATATTCCGGGATGATTTTCTTTTCTTTTGGATTTGTAGGTAGGTGAAGCCATAGGCCCACAGTCCCGAGAGGCTTGGGTGCCCCCGCGCGAGCCGCAATATAGGATTCTTGCCTATCCATATAATGGCCGCTTAAAACAAGGCTTCGAGGTTGAGAAGTGACGCAGCGACGTTGAGGATTCACACAGATGCACATCTTTGGGTCATAGCCCAAGTCATGCGAGTGGGCGCGGAAGATGATATCCGCATCGACCCATTTCATTATTTCCCGCTCAGACCAGTTGAGTGCCAGGCCGGCGGTTTTGTTTCCGGTGTAAGAATGGACGGCATAGAAGGTATAGGCGCAAGCTCCCTCGCGGATAATCCCGCCGTATCCCTCCCACCCGAGCGCCGGCACGCCCAGCTCCCGGGCCATGATTGTCACCGGGTCCAATCCGGTCAATCGTGCCAAGCGGTGTTCGTGGTTCCCGCGCAATAACCCCAAACAAGTATCCGCTATCGGTTTGAACATCCCAATAACATCTGCTAATTGCTGGTTGGCATCTATGGCCTGCTCAAATACGCCCGACCCGGGTGAGGCTTTCGTGGCAAGTTCGATAAAATCTCCCATGCCGATCCAGTATGCTTGATTCTTTTTTACCCAATTGAATACTCTATTCAATACCTCCCTATTAAATGTTCTACTCCCATAGTGCAAATCACCGATTCCCACTAATGGGATTTTACTCCGTGAATCACGGACCCATACCGAGCTATAGTCCTCGGTGCGATTAATCTCTATTTTCTGCACGGACCCCCCAATCTACATACTAAGAATACAACCGCACGCAATACCGTGCGCTTCACCCACAACCAGATACAGTGGAGTTCAAAGCGCAGGTCAATCATTTCGCCAAGTAGTAGCCGGCTACCCCGCCCAACAGCAGAGCGGCTAAAGTGCCGAACACGATCCCGCCTCGTGCCTTGCGTGCCTTTAACCGCTCTGCCTCAGCGACCGCTTGCCAAGACTCTATCGAGGATGTCAAGTTCTGCGAGACTACTTTTAACTTCAGATCTGATCGCCTCAACAATTCCTGCAAGATTGCCACTTGTGTTTGCGAGATTTCGTAGGATGCTTGTAAGTTCTGAAGCTCTTCTCTCAGCGTTTGCAGCTCTAACTGTAAGCCGCTCAATCTGTCCTCGCTCGCGCTTAAGAGACTCTTCCAGTTCTGCAACTCTTCCTCTAATTTGTTCAGTTGACTGTTGATAGTCCACAAGTGCCTCCGCAAGTTCTCGACTGAGTCTCTCGGCGTTTGCGCGTAGCTCGGCGGCGCGGCGGCCAGCAGGAAGATAAAGAGCAAAGAACACAATCCCAGCACCGAGAAACGCACCGACCACCAGCGCCGCCCAAGCATTCTTCATACCACCTTACGCCGGTTCTTTAGGCGGGAACAGCGCGATAATCCACTGGACAATACCAGTGAGCGCCGCAGCCACAGTCGGCCACCAGCCGGGAGTCCCTTCGATGAGTTCCCACAGCGCGGCAGCGACGGCCAGCACGAACGGCAGCAGCTTGCCGACCCATTTCTGCCAGGTCCATTCCTTCATTCTTTTTTCTCCTTGCAAGGTTTCTTATTGCCGTTGACAACGGCTTTCTTAATCTCTTGATTACGCTTGACCGCCGGCCCCACGGCAGCGGCAGCGCCCTGAGCACCGATGCCGCCCATGATGACCGGCACGAGCTTGGCGAATATCTCCAACCGCTCCAGCGGCATCCACGCAGAGGCAACACAGCAGAAAATCAGCAGTAGCATCGCTTCCACCACCCATGCCGTCTTCAGCAGTTCCAGTGAGTCTATCTTCATTTTTCTTCCTCAATCTCCATTCCTTAAGCCACTACGGGCAATATGTATTGACATATCTTGGGATATAGGATATTCTGGCAACATGATTGGAAAAAAGTTTGGACGTCTCACGGTTTTATCCAAGGGTAGTCTCAAGGGAACAAATAGAATGTGGCTTTGCCGATGTGATTGTGGCAATCTCAAGGAAGTCCGCACTACTCATTTGAAACGAAGCCTTGTTCGCAGTTGCGGATGTCTTGCGAGAGATATTCTTATTAAAAGAAATACCACACACGGATTGACACATACTCGCACCTTCACGATTTGGCAGAGTATGCGTGTTCGCTGTAAATATCCCAAGTATAACGAATATCATCGTTATGGCGGCAGAGGAATAAGATTTTGCAAACGCTGGGAATCCTTTGAAAACTTTCTCAAAGATATGGGCGAAGCGCCAGAAGGATTGAGTCTTGATAGAATCAATAGAGATGGTAATTATTCTCCGTCCAATTGCCGTTGGGCAGACAGAAAAACACAAGCGAGAAATAGTAGTAGTAATCATATCGTAGAAGTTAATGGTGAAAAATTTTGCCTTCAGGAATGGTCTGAAAAGTGTAATCTCAAATTGCATACTATTCTCGCAAGATTGAAACGTGGATGGACTCCCGAAGAAGCTATATCTATTCGACCTTTGGGACATGGATTCACACTCCACCGAGGTCACACTCGGCGCTTAAGAGCCTCCGTTGTGTCTCGCGCTTGAAGTTGTCAAATAATTCTTGATGTTCAACCCAAATTCTAGGACACAATTTTGTTGTGATATCGAAGTGCCGGCAGATATCATCGGTTGGCGACAGATTGAATTGCTCGCACAGTTTTGCGCACAGTTCCGAAGTAGCCGCAAGCGTCTCATCGGTGAACCGGCCGGCGTTGTCCAGGTGGCACATCTCTATGCCAAGAGTTTTCCCGTTAGGCCAGTAGCCGAACCGCCCGATGGCGAAGGGAGTGTATAGGTAGCCGTGTGTCCGGTCCTCGCCGCAGTGGTAGGCTACCTCGTTAGGAGGGATACAAACCAGCACATCGCCCGCCAAATCCACGATAAAATGCGCCGAACCATACCCGGTTTTCCCGTGCTTGCGGGACTCAAAGAAGTTCCGGTTGAACAGCGCGCTTGTGCCGGCGTTGCCCACGTAGTGAAGGACCAGCCCATAGACACCTCGGAGTTTGATTTGTGGCCGGCTGAACTGATTAGGTGTAAGGTATGCTTCGGTGACTTCCATCATCTGAGCCGCAGCAGCACCCCGCCACCCACAAGCAGTGTCACAGCGGCTACGAGTACAAGAATCACATCCTTGGCTACTAGCCAGGTGTTGCGGCGCTGGTTTGTTGGTATGGCTCTTTTTTCTGCACATGAGTTCCTAAATGCTTCGCAGTTTTCTTTGCCGACCATGTTATTCTTGATATACGCCACGTCATGCACCAGGCCGGTATCCGGTGAGCCGTTGCCGGTCAGTAGAGCGTGCATTTTTGCGATGAGTTTGCTGTTCTCAAATAGTTCCTCTTGCTGTTTTTCTGTCATTTGTAGTTCCATTACGTAGTCGCTGCCGGACTCTGCCAGCTATTTCCCAAGGCGTAGGTGTTCTCACCCGTGTCGTGATAGTTCTGGTAATGCGAGTTGTAGATACCAATAGGTTTAAGCCGCACGTTATCGATGTAGATTGCTTCCCCGGTAGAAGATGGTGCAGCGATTCGGATAAGAGCCTTGGCTGCTTTGGCACCGGCAGGGATAGTCACATTCGCTGTCTGGCAAACATACCAAGCGTCTTTCCCGGTGGATGGTGTCGCGGTTGTTTCATTCCATGCCCCGCCCGAGGAAGTAGTGTACCCAAGGATGAGACTGACTTCTGAAGTTTGCGGAGAGCCGGTAGCCATGATGTAGGTGTAAGCAGACAGCGCATATGCACGATTTGCGACCATCGTGTGTAGGTCATTCTTGTTCACGTTATCGCACAACCGATACTCTGCGGTGTCCGTTGCGGTCTTTGTGATTTTCTGCGAATAGGAACCGTCGTATTTCTGAGCCGTACTCCGAGCGATGGTGCAGTTGGAAAGCGATTTCGCATCACCGATAATAAAAGGAGCTGCCGTGCTTTCGCATAGACTCCATCCGATGATATTCCCGTTGTCCACGGCGTAATTATTTTTGACGTTGTTCCGTTTCCATTCCGTTGACCAGATATCTATACCAGCCAGAGCATAGGTGCTGTTATTGTATTGAGCGTTGTTGCTAATATAGTTATTGGAGATATCGACGTTATTGTTGGGAGCAATCCCGCGACCCCAGTTGTCATATATTTTATTGCCCTGAATTAACGAGCCATCTCCACCCGCGACCGGACAATCTACCATAGCGCCTAAGTTCTTATTGGCAAAGAAGATATTATTCAGCACCGAGCATCGATATAGAACAACTACAACCCCGTTTGCATCGTGGGACAATCCACAGTTGGTGAATGTATTTCCTGCGATAGTGATGGAGTTCGTGCAAGTGGAGTTCACATAAATGGCGATGCTGTAGGAATCGGTAAAATAACATTTCTCAATCTTTATGTCCGAGGCATAGTCTAAATATATCTGCCACTTTGTGTTCGTATCCGCAGAATTGGTTTTGAACTGGATATCCTGGATAGTGACGTTGTTTTTCGCCGTGCCGGAGGTGCCGACAATTTCCAGTCCGTAGTCATCGCAATTCTTCTCGACAATCGTCTGAGCACCAGAACCGCATAAAAGAATACCGCTTTTCATTTCGATGGCGGCAGAGATGTTGTACGTTCCCTCAGTGAGTTGCACCGCGCCGCCGCTGAACGTACCCGAGAGGTAATCGATGGCCGCTTGTATCTCGGTCTGGTCCCCCGTGCCGTCGCAGTAGTAATCAGCCACGCCCAGGTAATCCCGAGCCGCCACCACCACCCGCCCGAAGTTGTTGGGTTTCCACTTGGGATCCCCCGTCGCAAGGAACCGCGCCACGGCGTTAGAGTCCTTGACCCAGTTCTGCTCCACCTCGCGCAGAGTGAGAATCGTCGTCCCCAAATCCCCCGCGCCGGCCTCCACGGACACGCTGTAAATCTCACAGACCGAGTCGATGTATTCCTTCTCCCCCGACCCGCCCATCTGCACCGTCACCCACTCCCCCGGCTCGTAGTGCCACCCGCGCCCAGGGATGGAGAGCACGTAGATATGCTTGTTCTTAGGACTGGCGGCGTTTCCCTGAAGCGCACCGAGCGCCTTAGCATAGTAGTCTGCCAACTGTTCCAGTTGGGCTTTGGTAACTATATAGTTATTCCCGAACTCGAACACCCGCTCGCCGCTATGGAATATGGATTGATAATCGACAAAGCTATCATGTGCGAATCCATTCTCGCCAGACTGCCGCCATACCGGCTTTGCCTTGATTGCCATGGCCCGCAGATATTGAGTCGCACCGCTATCATTCAATAGCTTTATCTGCGCCGAATCGGCATAGGTAGTAGTGTCGAATACAGTCTTATGCAAGCCGCTGTTGCCAGCATCATCCGTGGAGTTGTCAACGCCGCTTTCCGTGGCCCAAAACAGGACAGCATCCTGGATACCAATCATCTCAAGAGCATTTTGCGGAGGCTTATATTTCTTCCCGCCATAGGCTTCACCGATGTAACCGGCTATCGCCTCTGCCTTCGCCTTGGCCGCTGCCTTGCGGGCCGCCTCTGCCGCGGCCTGCTGCGCTGCCATTCTCTCGATATATGCTGACGGGCCGGCCATTATTTCACCTCGCCATACTTGGCATAGAAATCGCCGTACGTTGTCGGGTCAGGGAAATACGAACCGTTGGTCACAGTGGTCTTAGGTTTCCCGCCGGCCTTGATGAACTCTGCCGAGGCTTCCAGCATCCACATAACGCCTATGCCGGAACTGACCGTTACCCATACACCATGCCCGATGATTTTATTGGCTTTGGCTATCTCAAGCACGCTATCCACGCCCGAGGCAACGGTATCATCGATTACCTCAAGCGCCGCCGGGTCGGTATATCCGGTTTTCAGTTTCGCCCGCATCTTGAGCGTGCCGGCAGAATCCATGCCAATATAAGTAGCACCGCAAGCATCACCCAGTTGTTTCAATTCGTCCCAAATGCTCGCCGTGGCCGGGATGAATACCCAAGGATGCTCGACATCCACGGCGTCTACATCAAAGCCCACAGTGTCGTAGCTGGCGTAGTCCGCATCATCCGCGCTTTCTACTGCCGAAGCGCCATCGTTGTTATTCAGCACAAACCACTCCGGCGTCCGATCGGCCTGCACGAGCATCGCACCGTCCATGGAAAGTACGCCCGGGCCGGTGGAAATCGGTGGGACTGCCGCACCGAAAGAGGCATCTTCACGCCAGTAGATAATCCCATTGGCTTGCGAGAAAGCGTGTGCGCCAGTGACGTAGGCAGTACCGGCGCTCATCTCCGAGGATATGGTTACTTTCAACCTGTCGCTATCGGAATCGGTGATAGTGTGCGACACGTCAAACCGTTTCCAATATTCACCCCCGTCAAGGCTGGCATCGGCTTCCGTGTAATCGTTAATGGCCGAGGAATCCCATTCGGCGAGTCGCAGAGTATTCGTGCTGGGGTCCGAGGATTTCAAAAAGATTGAGAAGTTGTACGTCTCGCCCTTATTCAGTTTCTTGGTGCCGGTAAACGTGACCGTTTGCGTGGCGCTCATGGTTGCAGTCCCATAAGTCAAGTCTCCGCGATAAGAACCGAATAACCCCGTGGCTACTCTTGTGAGTGTTGCTCCGGCTCCCCCGACCGCCCAAGAGTTCGCAATCGTTGTATTCTCAAAGCTGGAGTTGGCGAGGTAGTTGTATACATCCTTTTGAGTTGCGAGCCGGGTAATGAGATGTATAAGTGAGTTAGATTCGGTGGAGTCGGAGAGTTTTTTCGAGGCATAGCTTTTCCCCTTGCGCTTCATCTCCCGGGCGATATCCGACACGCTATCCTCGGCGGCGATATCCACCGTGGTCAGCTCCCCAGCGTAGGAGGTGCGGGAGAACAGGTTAGCATCTACCCGGCCCGTGAAGATAGGTTCCCACACCGTGCCGTACCAGGTCTCGGCCTCGATGCGTGCTTGTTTCTGTAGGTACTTCTGCGCGGAGGTGCCGTTGAACTGTTCGGCGGTCGGGTCAAAGGCGGCGTACTGGTCGTCGGCATACTCCCCGCCGTTGGAGTAGAGCTTGGCCGTCAAGCGGTTGGCACCCTGCGCTCCGGTGGAAGGTTCCTCAACGCTACGCTCCAGGCCCAAGGTCATTACGTGCCGGGTGATATTGCAGCGCGTGCGTCCGCACCCCTCGCCGTTGAAGTTCCAGACTACTTCCTCGTTTTCAACGTCCTTGAATAGGTTGGCTACTTCGGCAGCAGTTGCGGCATAATCAGGGATATAGCGCATCTGATTGATAGTGTATGAATAGGCTGTCGAACCGCCGCTATATGTGCGGAATGTCAATATCGGGAAATTAGATGCTTTGACATCAGTGTTACCGCTCCAGGCCGTATCAACTGCCGCTTGATTGATATAGAATGCCGAGCCGGCAGTTGTCCCGGTCGTCAAGTCAATCGAAAAGGCAAAATTGTGCCATGTTTGTAGAGTTTCATTTGATGTATAAACTGCGCTTTGTAATACCCTATTCGATCCGCCATCATGCCAGTAGGCATAGAAACAATCACCACCGGCGCTATAATATACCCGGAAGCAGTGAGTCGCATCGATATACCATTCGCAAAGATGTTGACTGGAACTGACATTATAAGCGAATGTCGGCTTGCACCGGATGAATAGCGTGAACTTACTATCCATCGGGAGCACATAACTACAATATCCCCCGGTGACATTATGACTTCCCGGCTGGTTGTCTGCCGAGGTGATGGCGGTATAGGTTAGCGTGGATGAGTAGGGAGGATAGATGTACTGGCGGAAATCGGCATAGACCCGCTCGTATTTGGTGAAGGCACGGTCTTGAGTCTTCCAGGCGGCGGAGATATCTTTAATAGCCACGGCGCTGCCTCGCGATGATGCCCCCGAGCTTTCGCGCCAAACCTTCTTCCTCCATGACAGAACCGTTGACGATGATAGTTATATTGCCCAAGCCGGCACCGCTGGACTTGTTTAGAGGTATCACTGCTTCCGGCCCTTTCTCGCCCATGAGAGCATAGGTGGGTTTTGTGACAATACCGCCTTCACCCAAAGCGGGTAATGGCTGAGAAGCGATAGCGGCTACCTGTGCAGCGCCCGCGATACCCGCTGCCGTAGCAAGAGCAATATTCCAAGGAGGAGGCGCGGAAGATAGTGCCTTCGTCACCGCCACGGCAGTATTTATCAGCGCCATGAAGATGCCCCAGGCTTTTTCGGCTGATGCCTGTTCGCGGGCTATCTTTTTATATTCATCACTACTCTTGTCCAATCCTTCCATCTGCGCCGCATAATAATTTGACCAGACGGTACCGAGTGAATCAAGAATATCGCTGACAGAATGGGAAAGCGCTCGCATGGCATCTTTGTTTTCCCATATCTTTTCTGTGGTTTCCTCTATAATTTCGCCTATCTGTCCGAATCCTTGTCCGATACCAAGAAAAGATTGGTAAGCGGCATCTAGAGGAGCACTCCACTCGCCTACCTGTCCGAATCCCTGCCCAATAGCTTCAAATGATTCTTTCGCTACTTCCAAAGGCGCGCGCAAATTGCCAAGTACGATACCGGCCTCGACCCAATTGTTTGTCATGTTGGACATGGCAAAGGATTCTTCCTCGATGGATTTCTTGAGATCCTCAAGGATGGCCGAGATTTCCTTTACATTCTTTCCCTTGGCTAACTGCGCCTCCCAATAGGCAATAGCAGTTTTCGTGGCTTCTTTCTGTCCGGCTTCCGTCTTTTCGTAGGCGGTTTTTAATTTGAGTTGATATTCCGCCGCGGCGGCAACCCGTTTTTCCTCATCTTCAGCTCTTTTCTGGGCTGCCTTTAATGCATCTGCTTTCTTGCTCTCAATCAATTCAAGCGCAGCTTTCTGCCGTAAGAGTGCTTCCCTCTGTTTCTCCAATTCCTTTAGATTGGCACCCGTTAACCCGAGATTTCCGCCTCGAATATCTAGTGTGGGAACAGTTGGCATATTTTTGAGATTGCCGCGCATCAAATCTATCTGATAATTGATGGCGATTAACTGATCTTCAAGCGAACCTTCACCGCGATTGACATTATTAAAGGCACGGGAAATCAGCAAGCTCTCGGCCATGTTGTTTACGATTTGCGTGGTAGCGCCGAGCACTTCACGATACGCCGGCAGTAGTCCCGTCCCGATTTCCTTTTTTAAGTTGGCAACCGCCGCCACATAAGCATCCATCCGCTGTGCGTCTGTCAATTCATCTGTGGCATCGCCTACCCGCTTTAGGATGTCCTCGCCGGCCTTTAGCGTAGCGTTTAGAGTGGCCTGTTTGCGTTCCTCGGCGGTTAATTCTTCGGTAGTCTTCCCTATCGATTTTGCATATGCCGCCGTAGCCTCACCAATCTTCAACGTCAACCCAAGGTTGTCCAAAATCATAGGCGAGCCACGAGCGATACCAGTGACAATACTGTCAAACATGAATTGCACTGATTCACCCGTCGCAGTCGCCGAAGCTCTGGCGATAGCCATGAGTTTGTCAAGTTGATTCATCGGGAGGTTGAACAGAGCGGCCTTGGATGCGGAGCGCATCAAATCCAGTTCAGAGATGGTGCCTTTAGAAGTTTTCTTTAGATTGCTTACAATCTCCGCTGCTGTCATGCCGGAAGTCTTGGCTAGGTTATCGAGTGCCTTCTCTATCTGATTTGTTTTCGCGGCTACTTGCGCGGCGTCGAAAGCATAATCTATCGCCTTGCGAACACTCATAAGACCGACGGTAACACCGGTAAGGGAAGCCGCCCAATTGGTAGCCGTTTTTATAAACTTCTGCGCCTTGTCATCAGTCTGCGCTGTTTTACTTTTGAAGCGGTCCAAGTCGGCAATCGCCTTATCTACGGCGACCTTGACTTCCACCCTTAGCTCTTCCGATATTGCCATGCTCTTCAGCCTTTTGCTTTTCTATCTTTGCTTTCGCTATATCAAATGCTTGCAGCATCGCCAGCAGAACCGAATCATGCGCCGCCCAGCCATTCGGGTGTGGTAACCCATGCTGTTGGCACCGGTCCCATATGGTCAGGTTGTGCCAGAAATCATCCGTGAAGTAATCCGGTATTTTGCAACGGTCTATCTTGTATTCACCGCCGACGATTTCAAACCGGCCCGGCGGGTACTCACGCATCTCCTGGAGCTTTTTGGGTTCTGAAAAGCCTTCTGCCCAAAGACAGAAGGCTATCATCAGTTTTTTGACTCTTCCTCGCCGATGCCTTTACGAATAATGCCTACAAGCTCGGTAATCAGCCCATAGGTACCTGGCACCTTGCGGACGGCCTTGTGGTCGGTCAATTCCTTGCCCGCTTCATCCGTTAGGCCGCTTACCTTGGAGACGCAGATATCCCATATCTCATTTGCGTTGGTCTTTATTTCCAGTTCCACTTCATCCCGATTCGCACCTTTGTACTTAGGCACGAACTGGCTATACTTCTCCTCTTCCTCGCAGGTCATATATCGATAGTCAACCGATATCTGTTCTTTCACAGGAAGCGAGCGGTTGCCATTCCATTTCGGGATGTAAGTGTACTTATTGGAAATATTAATCTTCACAAATCCTCCTTAACTTGAATACGTAGCGAGTCCGGCGGAAATCTGAATCGAGCCACTGAACGGCACCAGGCCGTCAACGGCCCCGCCGATGGTGAGCGCGGTAATCGGTCCCGAACCCTTCCAGCCTGACTTTGAGCCGGCAGTCCGGTTGACCAGACAAGTCACGGTAGTCAGTGAGTTGGTAGCCGTGGAGCGGAAATTATTGGTCAGCGCCACGTTAGCCGTCCCGGTAGTCGTGTAGTACCCGGCGAAATCCACTACCGCGCTCCGCAGACCCGGAGCATAGGTCCGGTCGTCTGCCCCGAAAGCAGTATTCTCCAGCGCGTCGCCAGTCCAGCTAATTGTCCAACTATTGAGCGCGGCCACTTCGTTGGTGCTGATATACAGCGCACCGTCCCATCCCTTTTTGATAGCCATGTTGTACTCCTTACACCGTGCTCATGCCGCCGGAAATCTGCACCGACCCCGAGATAGGTACCAACCCATCCACCGCACCGCCGATAGTGAGCGCAGTAATCGGCCCAGAGCCACGGAATCCGAGCCGAGCCGTGGTGCGCTTGTAGTAGCAGTACACCGTCACGGCGGTATTGGTAGCGTTGCCCTTCATGTAATCGACAAAATACTTCTGGCCGGCCTTGGTGGATTCGTAGTAACCGGCGAAGTCCACAACGGCGCTGCGCTCCCCCGGGTCATATGTCCGGTCATTTTGGCCAAAGCATGTCTTTTCCAGCGCATCCCCGGTCCAGCTCAGGGTCCAACTATTGAGGTTCGCCACCTCCGAACTTGCGCTGGTAGTTCCGACGTACAGCGCCCCGTCCCATCCATTACGAATAGCCATATCTTCTCCTTGATTTAGGCGTCCTTGTATTGCACCAGCGCATCAAAGGTAGCCTGGAATATCCCTTCTTCTTCCTCAACCGGGAAGGTAATGATACCCGTGCAGTTGAGTGTATATATCGTCATCGAGTCCATCGTGGTAGCATACTTGTCGAGGCGATTCCGCACCGCCGTGGCCGCCTTGAGTGCATCGAAGCGGTTATCATCTATGATATTTATCTGTACCCGCGCCTGCCCGGTATCCGATGAGTTAAAGAACATCGGCGTGTGCGGGTCAGATACTACGGAGTACACGCAGAAAGGCTTGGTAACATCCTGCTCGGCTTGTATGAAAAACACCCTGTCACCTACAACATCATGCACCGCCGTCGAGGATTTCAGGTCATACATGATAGCCTGTTCGATATAACTACTTGCCATGTTTTAGCACCGCCGCATGAATCGCCTTGTTTAGTGTCCCCTGGAACTTGCTCTTGCTCTCGTCAAATGCTTCGGTCAGAAACCGCCGGCCTTCCTTGCGCCAGAACCCACCCCGGACATGCACTTTGTATCCATATTCAACGTATGGCGCATATTCGACATTCGTTCCCACATAGAGCGTATGAAATGTGGCCGGCATGCTCACGACATCATCCCGCTTGGCCGGCGCCTGCGGTATGCTCGCTGCATCTTCTTTCTGCCCATGAACAGCATACGTGATACTGCCCGCCAAACGGCCCGTTTTCACTGGCGCTTTCCTCGATGCAAGGCCGGATAAAGCGATACCGATAGCGGTTAGTCCCTTGGTAATCGCATCATCAAACGCCGTGTTCCAGTCTGTATTTGTCCAGGGATGCTTTGTGTCAGCCATCGAGTTTCTTCAATAGCACGTTCTTATGATGTCCAAAGTTAAACGTGTCCTTAATGAACACCACGTCAAACGTTTTTCCGCTCCACTTCAAGTGGTCCCGCTCGTAAAAGTTCACCGTGTCCGAGCAGAACAGTTTCCAATCCGCGAGCACCGTCTTTTTATCCTCAGCCAGCACTTCATGCCCGCCCATGGGGTTAATCGCGCCGAGGAATGGGTCTACCAGCGCCGATGTAGACCAAGCCACCTCATCATTCCAGCCCGTCGAGGTGGTGCGGGTCATTATGCTGATGCTCTCGGTGTAGTAGTTGTCAATCATCGCAAAGACGCCTTCTTGAACTTCTTCAGGCCGGCCAGCACTTCCTCGGGATACCCGCCGCTGTCCAGTGGCGCATAGGTAATCGAGTAGTCGTCGATGGTTTCACTCAGAGCACCGCGTGGTTTGTTGCTGGTGATGTTGTGCCATATCATCTGCGCGGCATACCGTTTCAGCGCCTTCGGCCAGTTCACCTTCGATATTCGCAAGGTGCCTATATAGTTATTCTCTGATGTACTATTCGGGTCTTGCGTCTCTACCGCGCCCGTGGAAGATAGCGTCAACGTACCCGCCGCTGCTGTCACTACATGATGCACCCCGACGTTGGAATACCCACCCTCGATGCAGATATCCATGCCCGAGCGGAACCCCTTCTGCAAGAAGTAGGAATCATCGTCGGTGATTTCATCCGGGTCGGCGGTCCCGGTAGTCGTCGAGCCGCGAGTAATCACAATCGCGCTCCCCGATTCCCGGTAGATGTAGCCATCCTGGAAGAACGTATTGAGGTAGGTACAGATGTCATCCTGCACGTAAGGGATAAGCGTATCGATGCGTATATCGTAGGTGGTATCTGTCAGGTTGAGCAGATACTTTACCTCGTCTCTGGTAATGAGCGCCATTTACTTACCCTTTTTCTTTTTCTTCGGACGTATCTTCCCGCCGTACTTTTTGTCCCACCTGGCCGCTATCTTGGGATGCCGAGCATGCATAAATGCTCTTTGTTTAGCCGACCGATACGGCATAGACTTAGCTCAGGAAAGCCGCCGCTTTCGCCATGTAGGCCACGGCCCGGCCTTTCACAATCGTGATAGCCGTTATCTTGCCAGTAATTTCAGAATTAGCAGCCAGCGTATCGGCAGAGGTGAGCGCGGCAGCACTTACCCACGCGCTGTTTGTCATGCTCTTGGCTACCCAACTGGTAAGGCCCACAATCCGATACGCCGCCCCCGTGGAAGTGGCAGTAAACGTGTGCGCCCCCGTTGATAAATATTTGCACTTGGCCAGGTTGTTCGCCATGGCCAACTGCCCTATAATCGCTGTCTCGTTCATGCTATTGACCTCTCAAGAAACTCTACGTCTTTTATCGCGCCCTGTTGCTGGTAGTAGTTCTGCTTGACCTGTTCCAGTTGCTGCTCAAGTTGTTTCAATCCCTGATTTAGCGCATCTTTGCGATTCGCAAGGTCGCGTTTCATTTTCCACTCTTTATCGTATCCGTACAGATAGCGACACTGTAAAACAGCACTTGGCCCCTGCACGTGCACCGAGATACCATTCGCCTCCGCGATACCAAGCCAGAACTCGCAGCACGGCAACTGGTATCCGTATTCCTCATCCGCCGCCATGTGAACGCCGAATAACGCGATATGCCCGACCTTTTCATACACGGCATGGGCTATCATGTAGGCTATGCTATTCGTGAAGTTCCGGTGGAACCCTTTGCTAATCTCATCGAGCGGATACTTCTTACTGCCAGGTATTTCCGGGTATGCCTCTTGCATCCAAATCTCGCACTTGGCCTTATTGAGTAACCGGTCCTTCACGTCGGGAAGCGACCAGTATTCCCGGTCGTGCATCTCATATAACCTGTCCCATCGTTTGAAGGCAGGATAGGTCAACGCACAGGATATGCTCCATATCTCAAACTCTTTATCTTCATACGGAGCCATCGGAAGTGATTCCGCCGTGCCGCAAATGGCAATCTTTCTCATCTTCTTCGGTGCGGTACTTGCCGCGCTCGTGCTTGTATCCACTATCACCTCACTTGTAAAATTGGGCGGGTTGCCCCGCCCATGTCATTCAATCAAGATAGCCGAGATGCCCTTGACGTTGCACCCGGCAGCCGAACAGCTAATGGTAATGCGCTCGTTGGAATCCTTGAACCGGCTAACCTCCAGCGGCCCGATGAACGCCAGCCGCTTGGAAGAAGCGCGGTTCGAGGTAAACTGAACGGTGAGCGCACCCGTCAGATGGTTTGACAGCTTGATGACCGTGCTGCCCTTATTGACCTTGATACGGTTCTGCGCCGAGGCGGAGGCCACGTTGCTCGCCGTAATATCCGCCACGATGATGATACGGTCGGCCTTGTACCCGGTGAGGTCAAAGTAGACTCCCGAGCTGGCCGCCGTAGTCAAAGTGGCAAAGGTCAGGTAGGCAGGGGTCGTGCTGTTCAAGGAACTCTTATTCATATTCAACAGAGTCCCAGCTTTTGCAGCCATACCTACTCCCGTGAAAAGGCTGGGAGTTTCCCCCCGGCCCGTGTGTCGTTATTCAATTATGATCGCACCAATCCAACCGACATTTGTTCCTTTGGTGCAGTTAATATTAATCCGTTCGTTCGAGTCCTTGAACCTCGACAGGTCAAACGGTCCGCAAAACTGACCTTTAAAATTCGTAGCCGCCACGTTGGAAGTCCCCCGGATTTCAAGGTCGCCCTTTCCATATCCAGAAAACTTCTGATTAGTGCAGCACTGAATCCTAATTTGAGTCGCGGTCGTTCCGGCGACGTTGGTAGCGGTCTTGCAGATGGCAAGGATAACCTTGTCACCCTTATACCCGGTCAGGTCGATGTAACAACCTGTAGCCGTATCCACCGCGCACCATTCCGTCATGGTCTTCTGCGAGGTGCTATCGCGAGTCGTCAGAAACAGAGGGCTAAGTTTGTTACGAGCCATACCATCACCCTCCCGTTAGATACCGTAGATCGTGCTGGAAGACTCAGCAGTGTAGTCCACGTACAGAACGCCCAGAGTGTTCGGGCGCACCACCTTGATGCCGTAGACCAGTAAGCCTTTCACCAAGTCGGTGAACTGCTTGGCAGGCCGCACGGCCTCCACGTTCAGGAGCTGAACCACGAGCGCGATGGTCCCGGAGTAGCCGCACATGATCTTGCAGTTATCAGCCGCCGGCACACCACCGGAGACGTTATTGCTCACGTATACGTTAAAGCCCATGAAGTTCACAGGCGCACGGCCAGACATAATCTGAGCCGAGTTGTCCGTGTTGCGGATGATGCCCGCGAGCACCATTTTCTGCGCGAACCATGGCGGAACTACCATCCACCGGCCGGCCTGCGGCACGTTGGCTTCGTCCAGTTTCCACTGCGCGTTAGAGAAACAGCGAATCAGAACGTTTGAGGAAACATCCTGCCCGGAGGTGGCGGAAGTACCGATAACGGTGATACCCGCCTCGGTGTACTTCGCGGCAATCGCCTCGTCGATGTTGTTCCGCAGGCCCCACATCGCCTCATCAGTAGCCTCGGCCAACACGCCAGGAGTATTCTGCGCCTTGTCGATGTCCTCCATCTGGAAGGCGAAGTACTTGGCCTGGTCGATTTTCAATTCCTTCTGAGCATCGGTCAGATACTCCCAGGTAATATCAGAGGTGCTCCCGCGAGTATAACTGCGGATAGTCACCGGCCCGATTTCATTGATCTTCACCGTGTCACCATAGGCGGACACGAGTCCCTCATATTCGCGGTTGCAGACCTTGCCGAACACAAGTTCCTCGTTCAGCCGGCTCAGGATACGAGTCGACCAAATCGTCGGAGCAAAGTTTCTAATAGACATATATGCCCCTTAACCTGACATCACAGGTTCGTTGTATTTCCCCAACAGTGCTTTCCAATCGTCGGGGTGTTCTTTGTGCCACCGCTTAAAATCATCGATTGGCATCGCAGCGATTTTCTTTAATGTCATCTCTGGCGATTCTCCAGCACCAGCCGAGGCCGCCGCTGCGGGTGCGGCAGGCTTGGGACCGGAGGCCAGTCGTTCGTTAATCTTGGGATTAACGTATTTGCTATCGAGGAAGGTCAGCAGGCTTTTGATGTCCGCCTCGATTTCCTCTGGTTTCTCGCCTTGGATTCGCGGCATGAAACTCTCATCGAGGTTGTACTTGGCAAGCAGGCGCATTTTATGAAACTCCGTGGTCTGCCTCTGTAAAGCGGCCTCCCGGTCGGTGATGTTCTGCTCGTACTGCTTGCGCTCGTACTCCTGCCGTTCCTCGGCTTTCATGTGAGCTTTCTTTTCGGACTCCAGTTCTTTCTCAAGCTCTGTGTTCCGACGGTTCAGCCCATCCATCTGTGATTTGTACTTCTTGTCGAAGTCGCTCTGAATCTCCGCCTTCATCGCGGCCAACTGTTCGGCCAGCGACGTTTCCTTCGGCTGCTGGTCAGGTTTCCCGGCATCCGGTTTCGGTTCGTCCATGTAAACTCCAATAAAAAAGCCGCCTTGTGGCGGCCTAAGATTAAGCGGCTATGCGCTTAGGTTATGCCTCGCAGACCGACGATGTTGAATGTCACCTCGTCCGTCAGCGGCAGGCTTGTACCCTCGTTTCCCGTATACTTTGCCACGATAGTCACCGTGCGCCTCGGCTTCTGCGGATCAGGGAGCGCCAAGTCGTTTGACGACAGCACAATCTTCATGGCCGTGGACAACGCAACGGCAATCGTGGATAGAGTACGACTGTTGACATGGTTGCCGTCCTCGTCAATCAGTTTCCACTTGCAACTATTGGGAGTCACCTTGCCCCCGGTAGCGTTCTTGCACGATACCGTGATGACGTAGGTGCCTTCCTCATTAGCCGCCGTGCTCAAGTGCGTAGGCATATTAAGTTCCTACTGCGGCGAAGGTATAGGTCACTTGCAACTTGTCTCCGCTGTCCCCGGTCTTGTCACCACCGGAGAACGCAGACCCCGACATGATGATGCCTTTCGTGGTGCCGCGAGCCTTTGTAGAACACAAGAACGCACCGCCGAACTTGGCGCTATCCTTGTTAATGGTGAAGGTGGCCTTAGCCGCGCTATTGGTTAGCGTCTGGCTGGAGCGGGTTTCCGTCCATGCAGGTCGCGTGGTTTCCGCATAGTCCGTGCTTTCTGTCCATGCGTGCGTACCCATCGTGTTGGCGGCGGCAAACGTCGGACCCGTGGAAGTCAACCCCAGGTACCAAGTACCCTGCTTGGTGCCGCCCGTGGTAAACGTCACATCCAGCATGTTCTGTAGTCCCTGGTCCGTGACAAGGTTGGTGCTACGAGAATCCCACTTGAAGTTGCCGTGTTTGTCATAGCACTCCGCGATAAAGATGCCGCCCAGTTTGACTTTACCCTGCGGCGCAATACTCTTACCCATACTCTACTCCTCAACTCGCCGTTACTATCGGCGTCTTGCCATTGACAACCAGTGTAGGCCGGCTGGCAGTAAAGGTTATTGTCGGCTCGGTGGCAGTCGCTACTACCTTAGGATGACCGAGCGTGAATGTCACTGAAGCACGATTGCCCGTGAATACTATTTTCAGCCGCCCAGAGTATACCCGGTAGGCTGCATCATCGAATGACGCGCTTTCGGAGATATCCCCCAATAGCGCCCAATACTTGTCAATCGTATCCGCAAGCGTAGCCGTCTCGGATACATGACCATCCAAAATCCATGATACCGCGCCGCTATCGGATACCGTTACACTCTCCGATATTGACGGTAGTTGAATCAGTGCCGCAAGGCCGGCATCGCTAAGCGTTATCCCTTCAACGACCGCCTCATCAAGAATCCCATCCAGGCCGGCAGTTTCCGATAGGGTAACTGTCTCGCTGAGCGTGATGCCTATTTCTTGTAGTATAGCGGCAACATCGCTTAATGTGGTGCTATCTGATACGCTTGCATATAACTCGGTTACACCATCCGCAGTATCACTAACCGTGGCAGTCTCGGATACCGTCCCCGATACTAGCGCCCTGGCTATGCTATATTCCAACCACGGCGCTACCCGCGCACGTGCGGCCTGGAACGCCGAGTACCACAGCATAACGTTACCTGGTCACGGTTTTCACAGTAACAAAGGTATCGTCCGAACCTCCTGTGGATTTCAAGCGGAAAGTCACGATAGAACCATTCATGTCCGCCGCCGCTGCATCCAACTGGTAGATCCCGTTGGCTACTTCCGCAATCGCCGAATCAGTAGACAAAGCCGCAAAAGTGGACCCGTCCAGACTCCGCTCGCCAGTTACCGTCAAGCCGGTTTTCCCAGTGTAGTGGTCAGAGCTGCCGACCATCAGGAACTCGATGTTGTTGAAAGCGGTGTTCTTGACCGGAGTCCCATCGTTCACGTCCAGGTAATCCGACCCGATGATGATGCTATCGTAGGGATTGGCCTTGACCACGTTCATGTTGAGGAACACCGGCAGGCAGGCCGTGGCCAACGCCGACACCACGAGCACGCCAGGCGTGCCGCTATCCGCTGTGGTCAGGAAAATGCGGTAGAACCCGTGCGCGGAGTATACACTTGCGTTGGTACACGCCTTATTCGCAAAGGCCGCGCCGTTCTTCGACAACTTCACCTTGGCCGTGGATAGCGTCTCACCCGTGCTGAGAGTCTTGCCATCGCTTGTCTTGACAAACGGACCCGCCACGATGACCGTGGTGCCTTGTTTCAAAAACATATATAACTCCTAATAGTTAGCTCGCGTGAATCGGCTCGGTGCGCCAAAGGAAGGCGGTGAGGTATATGTATTCGCCGTTGTATCATCTACTGACATATTTTCATTAATATAAGCATCGGGTTCAAATTCAATATCTCGCAAGGGATGAGGATAAGTATAAGGCGTATAATATGTTTCCCACGTAGAAGAATCAGTCGCTCTATACAATGTTCCCTGTGGACCTGCATCTGTCGCAAAATATCCAACACCGCCACCAGGATGATTGCGCCCCCCGGAGTCATTAGGATAATTCGCCGTTAACCAAGTATCAACATGACCTGATGCTGTAGCCAAGCCAGAGCTTGGTCGCGCTGCCAATAAACCCACGCCTATTCCCGAACTACCGTCGAATGAATCATTTAGTAAAAAATAATCTCGATCTTCCTGTATAAAAGCAGCACTACTCGATGTCGGCTCGGGCACAATTTCAGTTGTATTTCTTAGATTATTCCAACAATAAGTATTATATATCCCATCATATCCAGGCCAAGTTTCTAACCATGAAAAACGTCCAGGGCCATCTTCTTCATACATAGTCCAATCTAAAGATATACCAGCATATAAATTGAGTGTGTTATTAAATACAATCGATATACCGCCCCGATGATAAAAAAATCTCAATCCTCTCGTAAATGAAGTGGTTTGAGTAATAGTATTTTCATATATCTCTGTAAATACCGTTCCGCGATGATTCCCCGTACTACTTGCCGAACTTGGGTCTGTAGTCGCATCGATTACTGCTTGGTTTCCATGAGCGTCACATATTTGCATATATAAATTCTGATCGGCTAACCAATTTATAGTATTATGTCGGAAAACATATCTTCCGCCTTGTCCACCACTGATGACAGTTTCTACTCCTATTGTGCCAGTGATTATTATCGTATTGTCTTCAAAATAGACAGCATATTCCGAACCAAGCGATAGTGGAATTATAGATTGATCCCATGATCTCCAAAATGCACCATAAACTCCACCTGACTGCCAGCAATCATAAAAAGTGCAATTATCAACCAATCCAAGCGCCAATAATCCCCATTCGATAGCCCGCGACTTGCATTCTATAAACTTTATATTATAAATGCGAATATTTTTTGCCAATACCCAACCTAATGAAGCTGAATAAGCACGCGAAATATAAATACCACATCCATTCCATTGACCATCAATACTCATCCCATGTATTCGAAATGGATTTTCCACATCGGCATCAGGTACCGTGATGGCAATACAATATGCAGATGTGCTAGCTTGACCATTTAATATATTTGTAAGTCCTATCCCAGCACCATAAATATCAAGAGCTTTATTAATTGATAAGGTACTGTTCCAAGTCGCAGTTCCAGCAGGCAATATAACGGTATCTCCCGATGAGGCAGATGCTACAGCAGCAGCAACATCCGCATAACTAAGACTATCAGTAGTAATTATCGCCATTAATTATTTCTCATCCGCATATACTGCATCATGCTTTGTGGAACTATGCTTGAACCACCAATCGTAGCCAACTGGTCAGCTCCCGCATCCCAAGCCGTCCCTCGTGTCAAACCATGAATGTCATCCAAAAACAGTCCACTCCCGGGATTAACAACGGCAGCACCAATTAATTGACTACCTGTTTTTATAGTAAAATCACCACTTGCAGCATTTACAAAGTCATCTGACCAATCTGCATCATGTGCGAGGGCATTATCCCCATCACCATCGTCAGAAGCGCAATGGTCGATGGTTACAGTAGCCCCGGTAGTATCAAAATCATCATCATTACCGAATACAACACAATTTTTCAGTGTATGCGTTCCCGCATCAAACTCTATCCCATCAGTGACGCCACCGTATTTAGTACAATTGTAAATATATGCATTACCGGCTGAAACATACACTCCTCGGTTGTTGCCATTAAAAATACAGTTCCAAATATATGCAGTTATATCAGCATCCCACAATACTATGCCGTAAGAAGAAGCCATTCTGCAATTACTAATTTTCAACCAAGAACCAGCGGAGATTGTATTTACGTAAATAGAATATTTTGTATTATCACCGGTCATTTGTAATCCATCTATCCATACATGGTTATCCATGACCGTCAGAGCATGAGAAGCACCCCCATTTAGAATATATTTAGAAGTATCCCAAGAGGCAGCCGCAGCACGATTTGAGGAATTGGTAACTATTTTGATATAATAATCTGTACTGGTAGTAAAACCATTCAAAGTAGCCGCTGTAGTATCTGCTCCCCCAGACCAGTCGCCTTCTATGGAAATGGTAAGTATGCCCGCAGAACCAGTACCGCAGCAATCCGTGGTCAGATCCGCACCCAGAGCAACGCAGTCGGCTATGGCATCGGCCAGAGATGTGCTGTCTCCACCGCTCGGCTTGACTGTTCGAGTATAGTTACTCATCTATATTCCTTGCCGTAAATGTTCTTGCTCAACCCGCGTTCTTGCGCCCAATCCTTGAACGTAGTCCACTCCACCAGCTCGCCCTTGCCCTCGGCGTTACGTGCCCAGCGCGTCTTAGGCTCGTAGCCGGCTATCTCACCAGTGACACGGCACCGGCAGTTTGCAACAATAGCCATAATGCCGTTGACATTCTCGGGATTCTGCGCATAATAATATCCGTCTGGAGTCTGGAGGTTATATACATGTCCAGAAAAATCACGATTATCGATACTGCTTACCTCGCAAAACTCTATTCCGAACAATCCATCTCGGTTAAGCAGCTTGCCGAACGTTTCCATGTCTGCCGGCAAGTTATCACTCGTATTCTTATCGAGAATGGAATCCCCATCCGTAATCGCAGTGAGTCCATGTTTGTCAGAATGGCGCAGACCAGCCCCGCCGAGCGTTCCAGGCTCTCCGCTGCTGCCCATGCTGCCGTGCGCGGAATGAAGCGGTCCGAAGAGGAGTTGATTCTCCGAGCGCATCGAAGGTGCCGTATAATTGGCAAAGGCGAACTCCAACTCAGTGCTTGGCTCACTGTCCGTGGAATCCTTAATCAACCCCAATTGCCTGTCGGCAAATACAACATCGACATCGCCGCTCATCCCATCGCCGTGGAATTGAGTGTCAGCACCAATCATCCTTTCGGTAAGTCTCGATTGCGACAACGCCATGAAGACATTCTCGATGCTGGTTGGCATCCTCTGTACATCGCCATCAACAAGAGACATTGGCTTACCGAATCTGCCGCAGATTATATAGTCGCCCTTTTGAATCGCTTTCGCAGGCAACCACCCGCGCCCCGTGAGTATTGGGTGATTTGGGGTGACGGACAACCTCGTGCCTACCGCCGCCATCAGAGTAATTAACTTTCCCTCGTACCACCTTCTATATACTTTCTGCGGTTGCCCATAGATAACTGTGTCACCGGGGAAACAGTTGATAACCTCTTCCGGTGGCCCCTCAAGGCCAGGCCCACTCACCAATCCCCAGGAGGTATGAAACATGCCATTCTCATCGGCTACCTTGCCATCCATCTCGGCGTGCGACGGTCGGGTCCGGTCGTCAAGGGTAGCATCCCATACGTATTTGAGTTCCAGCCCCAAGTCCTCGGCCTTGGCATAGTTGTCAAGTTGGCCCAGTACCATGGCGCGGTGCCCCTCGGTCTGCGCTATCCTGCGTGCCGCCGCAGCGCTTTTCTCCAGCACGTCCACTTTGATAGTCTTGGCCATCTTCTCATAGCTGAAACCCTGGATAAGTCCCTGTGCTATGGTGCGGTCCATCTTCACGATGGCATCCTGCTTCAAGGTGCGAATGGCTATTTCTTGTAGCGAACGCCACTCGGGAGCCTTGACCGCCTGCTCTATCATCTTCTCGCTCACCAACCCCCACCGTGCGGACACCCCCGTGGACTGGTCTATCGCCCATGCGTGGAGGTAGAAGGATTCCTCGTACTGCACCTCGGACAACCGCTCGATCAGTTTCCCATTCTTGGATAATGTCGGCCCCATGATGCCTGTTATCTGGTCGTGGAGGTTCTTCAAACGGTGATACTTGGTCATCTCCGCATGAGTCAGCACCCCGCCCTTGGCGTACTTCTCGTATACCTTGGATAGTTCCTTCCGTATCTCATCCAGCGCGATTTTGTAGTTAATCAGTATCTTGCGTTCGGTGCGGGTCACTCCCAACCAGAGGCGGCGGTCAACCCAATCCTCCAGTTTCTTCAAATCGCGTGTCATTCATTCGACTCACGTTTTTCGCATCGTCTCACGGCGTGATAAAGTATCTCGTACAACCAGGCCGGCGAGCGCCACACAAACTGCGCGTACTCGCTACCAGTGTACGCCTGGCGCATGAACCGCATGTCTACCGGTTCCGCCGGCGCTCGCCAACTACTCAACCGGTTCCTCTTGTTTCGGCATGAGCGCAGCACGCGCCTCAAAGTTGTCAAGGTCTACTTGCGCCTGCGCTTCCTGCTCGCCGCGCAACTGCTCCAGTTCCGCATCCGCATCCTTGACGAAAGGCGCAAAGGTTTCTATCAGTGTCTTTTCGCTGATATGCCCCGAGAAGGCGGTGAAAGCTTGAGCGTTCTCCAGCATGTCCATCGGCTTGTTGCGGTGCATCTCGATCTCGATTTCTTCCGGTAGCCCGCGCTTGCCATCCCGGACTTGGAGCACCCCGTCAATCAGCCGGATACGGTCAGTGAGCGCATCACGGAAGTATGCCTCTTTGGTCGCCGCGATAAACTCAAAGTCATAGAGCAACTTGCTAATAGCCACACCCGATTGTGCCGTGCCGCTTATGGTGTCAAGGAAGTCTGGGACGTGGGACTGCTTGTGTATCTCCCGGCGTATCCACTCGGCCATGAACGCGATGAACTCATGGTTGATGTCCTTGGTTAGGAACTGCACCGCATCGTCCACGTCAAGGTTTTCAAAGGCGCGTTTCCATTTGATGTTCTTCGCATCCTCATCCGTGAGCGAGAATCCCTTGAGCAGTAGGTACGCCCATGCAAACCGGTCGAACTCGTTCATGCTATCGGACATGAGAACGTCATAGGCGTCTATCAAGGGTTTAACCGGTTCAAAGTCCCCTACCCGCTCCTCGTTGTTTAGGTACATCACCCATGGCACCCGACCGTAGAAGTGCGGCGTTTCCTCGGTCAGCGTCAGCATCTTGCCCTCGGCCTCGCGCTGGTAGTGTTGCACCACGTCCATGTAGTAGACGTAGACGTGTTGCGTCTCGCCGATGAAGTAGTGATACAGAACGCACACAAGCTCCGGCTCTACCTTGTAGTCATAGATAGGCACTACCCGCTCGGCGGGTATCTTGGTGAACCGGGGGATAGCCACGGGTCCAAGTTCCGCATCTTCCACCTTGTCAGTGTAGTGCAGCTCGTACCCTACCCCGTGGATGCTGGCCTCGATGCCTATCTGTGCCGTCTCGATGGGTTCCCGGTTCTTGTCGAAGATGTCCTTGAGCGTCTCAAGGTACCCTTCGTTCTCGCTTGAGTAGGTGATGAGGCCGGGTTTGTACATGTAGCCGGCCACGGTGGAGATAATCTTCCGAGCGTAGGGGATAGGCACCTTGTTATTCGGCGCGTTCTCATCCGGCGGCTCACGGCTCAAGATATAGGCGTTGTTTCCCTCGTAGTAGGCTTGGTTGGTGACGAATACCTTGAAGTCGAACTCTTGGAGGATAGTCTCGATATCTTTTGCCGACAACCGAGCGCCGGCCAGGTCTTTCTGTACGTACTTCACTTGCTTATCCCTTTAGGCCACACCCGCCGCCTACGGTGCGGGTGCCACGTGTTAATCAGTTCCCTATCGGACTCGTCTATCAGTGCGTTCATGCGCTCAGTCAGTTCCCGCGCCTTGTCCGCTTCGGCTTGCGGGGGTTTGGGTTTGGTTAGGTCGGTAATATCTCTCATAACCCCAGCACCGACGCGTGTTCTGTCACCCTACCACGCACGTTGTCCATCTCCATCACCATATAGCGGATAGTATCCATGCAGTTGTGAACGAGAATATTATTAGCGTAATACTCGTGCTGTTTATTAACGGTTAAATCGTAAACGTGACGCACATTTGCGGCTACAGCATTTCGTTCCTGAATATTTGTTAATCGTAAACTCTTTCCCGCAGGCCGCACAAGTCTTTTGGATATTATCTTTTCCGCTCTTTCGTCTCCAAATTGTCTTGCAGTTGTTACTGCAAAACTTTTGCATGTTCCCGACTTGTCCCTGATATTCCTTACCGCAAGTAATACAATATTTTTTGATGCGTTTACCAAACATCGTAGATGCCAAAGCATGTTTACTATGCCATGCTCGTCCGACTTTACTACGGTGCCATTTACTTGCCAGAGGTCTGATTTCTTCCAAGTGTTTCTTAGCTTTTTCTTTATTGTTTCTATGGTATTCCTTGGAATGCATCGACGCATGTTCAGGTTCAGCCACAAGGACAAGATTTCCAATCGCATTATTAGATGGATTGTCATCCTTATGGTGAACAACAAAACCTTCCGGAATCGGCCCCACTTCGCATTCGTATTTGTATCGATGTAAACTGAGAATGCCTTTCTTAATATGCTGTCCGCCTGGAACGAAATAGACTCTATCTTTTCTTCTGGTGCTTTCCGGATAACGCCGAAACTCGATACCGCGATAAACAACTCTTTCAACTTGCATCTTAGATACTCCTTATAATCTAATATACAAGGTGTATCGTATTGCGTCAAGAGGTCTATTTTGATATCCCCTTGCCCGGTTATAATTTTGTGATTCGGCGTACATTCCAGACGATTGCCATTGACCTGGTATTCTTTTACTTCTTTTTCTCCGTTATCATGCCAACGTAATACCTCATGGAAACCGTTACTTGTAAATACATAATCGCCGGCTCGTATGTCTTTTATTTGTCGGTATCCATTATAGGTCAGTATGCCGGTATTACCTACAAAACAGTGGTCATTCTCCTTGACCGGCTCTTCCTTGTCGTTCCGGCCTTCCTTGCTCTCTTGCCACCGGTAGGATGAAAACTCCTTGATAGTGTTGATGCACCGCTCGTTGATCAGTAGCCGTGGCCAGTTATCGGCTTGTACCTTCAACCGCGCCTTGGTGCGCTGGATGCCAAGTATCACATCCTTCTGCGCGTTGCGTGTGTAGATCCCGCACGCCTTCAACTCTGCCTGGTCCTGCGCGTCATGGTCGCTCACCGTCCACAAGTAGTGGTGGTTCTCGGCGTTAATGATGGCGGCGTGTTCCTTGACCAGCATCCGTGGCCGGTAGTGCTCCTTGTAGATAAATAGCCTATTGTCCTCGTCTATCGCACCCCACAGACACACAAACGGGTTGGTGTACCCAAAGTCAATCCCGCGAACCCTCGGCCAACTCTCCGGTAACGGTCGGTCTTGATAGATGTGCTGATTCCGGCTGAACTCCAGATACACCAGCCCTTCAAATGCTACGAACTCGCCTTCTATCTCTTGCTTGGCAAACTCCCCGGCGTAGTTCGCCTCAAGGTCTGCAAGGTACTCAGCGGGAAGGTACTTATTATCCCTTGTGGAGGAATGGAACAGCGCGTAGTTACTGTTCCCCCGCTCTACCCAGTACTTGTAGACCCAGTTGAACCCCGCCGGGGTGGTGGTTATCCATGCTTGCGGCTGTGTTCCTTCGCGCAACCGGCCCAAGATGATACGCCAGACATCCTCGGTGTGGATGGTAGCCGCCTCGTCCACGTAGGCCCAGTTCAGATTCACGCCGCGCAGGCGGTCTGGCTCGTCCGCGCTGCGGAACAACACTTGTGCGCCGAACACGTTGGCGCTGTTCTCCGCCTTGTTGAACGTATAGGGGTAGTTCCCCTTTTCCAGTAGTTCGAAGAACGTCTTTTGCGTCACGTCCCGCAACATGGGGAACGTAGGCGCTACTATCATCCCATCTTGACCGGGAGCGCACTTTTTCAGTGCCTTCACACATCCGGCGAACGTCTTCCCGCTCCCCAGTCCGGCCACGTAGGCCGTGTACTTGACCGGCGAGTGGATAAAGTCAGCTTGACGGGGTAGGAGATGTAGTTTCGGTAGTCTCTCCAGGGTTAACAAAGATAAGTCCTACAGGTTCGTCCCCGCCGCTCACTTCCACAGCCTGCCGGGGTTTCCCCAAGAATCGGTCTACGATATAGGCGATAGCAGTCATGTTGCCATCGGCGGCCAGCTCGTGCAGTTTATCGACCACCTCTTGAGCGCACACGGTATCGGCGTATTTCTTGGCAAGGAGTGGGGTAAATACGTCTTTAGGCCGCCCGCCTTTGTTGATTAATTCGGGGTGTTCCTTAAATCCACCCTTGCCAGTGGGATTCATCCTGATTTAACCTGATGTGTGGTTTTCTATACAGTCTATTTAAGACATGCAATAACTGACTTGAATGTTATCGCCCACTACCGCCACATTACCCGTATTGCCGTCAATAGTGCAACTTCCACCAGCAGTATACATTGGAACCCAAGTGGTTACACAAGGGATAGGGGTTGTATCATACCAATATCGCCAGTAAGGGTAATATGGCACGTACTCTTTAATCACCCGCTCGCCGCACAAGTCATTAAGCAGTTTCCGCAATTCCTCGGCGTCGTTTTTGCTCAACTCAATCTCAACGTCCTTGACTTTGATTTTTAGTTTGACTTCCATGGCTCCCTTCTTATCGCTTATTAAACTTGTTATATCGCCTTGTGGCGGCCGTGCTGCGGTTGTCACGCCACATACGCATCCAATACCGGCCCCCCTTGGTTTTCTTTACCTCAATAGTATGTACTAGCCCACAGTCGCAGCAAGCTATTCTCATATTTTGCGTGAAAGGGAACCACTGGCCGCCGGTTATTTCATCTTCAGGCTGTATCATGCAATAAGACGCCGGGCGGGAGGGGGAGGAGGGATAGCCCGCCGCCCGGCTATGTAATGGACCCATACTCGGGGTCCGTCGAGTACAAAAAAACAGGCGTGAGAGTGCCGTGCAGCCTAAAGCAGAGAAGGTCCCCGTTGGAGCGCAAACAAGGCCACTGGGAAGCTTCTTTATCCACCCGGCGCACACTCTTGCACGCCCGTAGATTTAATTATATCACATTTACACCATGATTGGTGACATGTTTTATAAATTATTTTTCCGGGTACGTATAAAATATCTTCTTCTCCGGCACGTCCTTTGTATTTCTGTATTTTTCTTTTTTGCACTATAGGCCCAATATCGACGCCTATAGCATAATTCAGCATAAAGACAACCTAATGCATAATAATAACTATCAGTTAGCCCCGAATCTGCCATAGAAATTGCTATCCATGCGCTTGCAAGTAAATCCTTCTGACAATGTATGGGTTTTGTAAATCGATTAACTGATAAAATTAACTGTTTACGCAATTCATGGTGAGTAGCAAAGAGTAAGTAGAACTCCTCGCCACTCATTCATTCGGCCCCTATCTCCTCAATCAATCCATGCTTTTCCAGTATTTCCGCCGCCCGCTGGATATCCTCAAACGGTATGCCGCTGTCCTCCGCAACTTGTAATAAATTGCAAGGTCTGGATAACACCCACCGCATGGCGGTTACCTGGCCGGGGAACTCGTACAACCCCCGCCGGCCCAGCATCGGCTCCCCATGGCCGTACATGCTCTGGAAACACCGGTTGCCTTCCCATATCTGCACGATGCGGTACAAGGTGTCGATGGTTTCTTGTAGGTTCTCGAAGGATATGAAGGACTTATTGTCCATCGAGGTGTGGTATTCGGGATATTCCCCCGGCGCGGAGCGCATGATACAGCCGATGGGTAGGTCGATAGCCGGCGAGTTGTAGTGCCGCTCATCCGCTCCCCGGTTTGGGAAGTAGTCTCGCACAAGGCCGTGAATTAGATACTCGGCCACCTCGTCGGTTTCATGCACTCCCCACCGAGTGCGCTTGTATTGGAGCGGCGCACGGCTCCCGCAGCACGTCACCTCATACCCGCCGATGCACTTCTTAATGGCCTCCTCATGCTCGGATAAATAGGCAAGGCATCCTATCGTCTCTGGCACGAATATGAACCGATAGGTGAACCGTCGGTCAAACTCATCGGCCAACATCTTCTTGGCAAGGAACGCCAGCGCCAGGGGTCCGCTTAGTTCGTTATTCGCCATCGACGGGTGGCAAGTATAGGTTGAAAACCATATCTCCTTGTCGGTTTTTCCAGGTATCACCAAGTCCGAGTAGGTCATCGAGCCGTCTTTCAACTCCGTGTCCATGACCACCCGATACTTGCCCGGCTTCATTTGCAAGTGTTGATTGTAGGATATGCAGAATCCCCACGCCGGCTTGTAGTAGCTTGTAACGTACGGGATGGCGTACGGGTAGGCTTCCGGCCCGATATGGAGGTGTTTCTCCAGTTCTCCCTTGTCCAGCTCCCCGTAGAATGGCTCGGAGTATCCTACGACGTGAAGGTTGTTATCCTTGGCATCTATCCATACCCGGCCATCGGGTCCGTATATCGTCGCTTGATGATATGTCCACTCTTTGGGGACATACCAGTCATAGACCTTAGTGCCGCTCGACACCTCATGTGTCTCAAGCGGCGCGATACCCGACAACATCCGGTGCGTGACTCTGGACCCCAACCCGGTTAAAGAGCGGCAGTAAGGCCATAGTTTGTCAAACTTTTTCTCAAGCTCGCTATGGCTATCGGTATGCGTTATCTTCCCGCCGTTCAGTAGGATGGACTGCTTGATGGAGTGGAACACTTCGGCCATGTCCAGTAACCGGAACTCCCCATACTTATCGAATCCCCGATCGAACTCGAACAGGTCCGTTTCCACCCCATCTTGACGCACGTACATGGAGTACCCGCCGAAGTCTTTTTCCCACCTCCACGGCACTTGCAGAATCTGCTCTACATGGTGCGCGAAGGTCAAGGAGTGCTGCGCGTCGATGTTCACCAGAAGCATCATGTCGATAACGCCGAACGGTGAATCCCACCCAAAAGATTTCTTGTTTGTCAGGCCGCACAAGTAGGCTTTCTGCACTCCCCACACGGCGAACGAGTAGATAGGGTGCTGTGTCCGCTCGAAATCACTCCGGCGCAGCGCCATGGCCCCGAGCGCCCCGGTGCGGCTCGGCGTCCGTGCGATATCAAATGGCTCGCCCTTGCAGTAGTCCCAGTTGTAGGTAGGGAACATGAGCGTACCCTTGTAAACCATCTCTTGTAGCTCATCGATGAAGTCATTCAGGACATCACCCTCCTCGCCTTCGTACAGCCAGGGGATGGTGTCCGAAGCTACCAGTAGGATGCAATCAGACGGGATGCGACTTTTTATAGCGTTCGGTAGGCGGCAAATCTTGGACGATTTCGACTCTGACCGGACACTCCCACTTGTTGAGTTTACTTCTGCAATATCTAATGATTTCACTCTCTGTTATCTCCCCGGCCACTTTGGCCGCCACGGCTTGACCCATAAGCGGATTTTCTTCGCCATAGACGACAGCATCACGGACACCAGGTATCTCAAGCAGGACGGATTCCACTTCCACGGGGGAGACTTTAACACCCCCGACATTAATAGCCTCTGATTCTCGACCCAGAAAGTGTAAGTATTCTCCCCGCTTCTCAACCCTATCTCCAGTACAATACCACCCGTTAGAATCGAATGGAGAAGGCGCATTAAGGTATCCAAGCATAGAAGTTGCAGAGTTAACCCAAAGGATACCCTCCCGGATTTCAGTTTCGTATCCGTGGCCTCCCACTTTGACCCACACCGAATCAGATGTCTCAGATTGAGTGCCGAGTATGCCGACCTCCGAGAGTCCGTAGGTTTGCTTGAAGTTGACTTGCGGGAGGATTTCGCGGCAGGCTTGGAGGGTTGCTTGCGGCATCGGTTCTGTACCATACGTCACCACCTTTAGACTTGATAGGTCGTGCCTTTTGTAGGCTTGCGAATACAGGAGCATCCGAAGGAAAGTCGGCGTTGTAGGAAGTAGGTCAGCCTTCTCCCGCTCGATTGCGGCGCACACGGTATCCGGCTGACGGTCCTCGATGTATATGGGTACTCCTCCGGCAGAGAGGGTATAGAATAGGGTATTCCAGCCGCCGATGTGGTCGAACATTAAGAACATGATGGTGCGGTATGGTTTACCCCCGTGGAACTTGGAAGAGAAGCGGATGAAGTCATGCAGAGCGGCTTTCGGCGCTCCCGTGGTCCCGGAGGTGAAAAGGACAAAGCCGGGGTGGCCTCCCAGTGATTGAATGGCCGGATGATTCTCCATCACGGCTTTGTCGATGATAGATAACTTCTCCTGCACTCCTCGGGTGGTGGGAGACAAGGGGACAACGATATTGCCGTAGGTTAAGGAGTGCTGGAGCTGCGCCACGGACCCCTCGGACCACTCAGAGCGGATAGGGATTATCATGATGCACCCTCAAGATAGCCAAGTAGTTTTTTAGCCCATTCCAGTGTTGCATCGGATTTCATGCGATTGCACTTTCGACATAGAATGCCGATGTTTTCCAGAACATAACCAAGATTGGGTATACGCCTATCGATCTGATATTGCGTCTCGGTAAAGCCTGGCTTCTTTTCGAGCCTTGTTCCGCATAATTCGCAGTAATCCGTCTGCTCGACTTTCTGTATGAGTTCTTCTTTGCTGACTGAAAAAGGAATCCCAGATTGCTTACACTGTTTTCTGTGCGTATACCACAAGGCGGCTATCCTTTTCCTTGGATTAGCCCTAATCTTCGCCGCCCTTCTGCTCTGCCAACATTTCCGACACATCGTGGAACAACGGCCACCCGTCGGAGTTGTTATCATCCAAAATCTCTTGTCAAAACGATCATGTACTCTTCCGCAATTTGAGCATGCCGCTGTCACGACACTCCCCCCAAATAGATCACTTGTCCCGTCACGTAGTCGCTCTCCGCTCGCACGAAGAAGTCCACCACGTTGACGATATCCTCCATGGTTGCCATACGGGGGATGGCTTGCCGCGCAAGGAGTGCGTCTATCTTATCTTGCGGCATCTTCCCCAATAGCGCCGTCGGCGTGGGTGTCGGCCCCACGGCGTTGACGGTGATTCCAAGCGGCGCAAACTCAAAGGCAAGAGTGCGGGTAAGCGATTCCACCGCCGCCTTGCTTGCCGCATACACCGCTTCCCCGGGTAGGTTCCACGGGACCGCCGCCGAGGTGAAGTTGACTATCCGTCCGTGGCCGCCGCGCAGGATACGTGCGAATGTCTGGCACATGAACACCGTGCCGTAAAAGTTAGCGTGGAGCACGTTCTCTATCGACCAGATAGGAGTCGTGAGGAAGTGATTCATGCACGCCGCGCCGGCGTTGTTAATCAGTACGTCAAGGTTGCCGTATTCCTTCCGCACGTACTCGGCCAGGCGGGTAACATCTTCCTCGTTCCCTACGTCGCAAACCCGGTAATCCCCCATGCCGACTTGTGTACGGCCGCAGCCGATAACATCATGGCCGAGTGAAAGATAGTGTGCGGCAAGTGCCTCACCGATGCCGCGAGTGGTGCCAGTAATGAGGATGGTCACAGTAAACCTCCTATGTACTCTGCCATCGTCCCGATTGTGCGGAATGGATTATCACCCCGAGTGAACACCCGGCCACTGGTAAGTAGTTTCACCACCTTGCCGGTCTGCTTGAATATCCCGTCCTCGACGAGTATCACTAGCCGCACGAAATCCATCGAGTCCATCACTTGACCATGGTCGTGGTCCATGATGCCGGTATCGGGAGTGAGCAGCGTCCAGTGTTTGTCCTCGGAGATTTCGTTAATGGTTTCGATGCAACTAATGATGAGCGCCACAAGGTCTATCATGCCTTCCCCCTTAGCATCTGATACTTGAACTCGGCCAGACCCCAGTCCTCCGGCTCGTCGATATCCACCGCCTCTGGTTCCGGTATAATCACCCCGGCCATGTTCTCTTGCATGAAGGTATGGTGAACAAGTAAGGTGGTCCGGCGCGCCCAGAAAAACTGGCCGGCGTGGTAGTAGGAATCCGGCCACATGTTGCTCCGCTCCTCGTCGTACTCCGGGAACCGGCTCAACATCCTATCCCCCCGGCGCAAGAGCGCACGCTCCAGGTGCGGTCCTCGGAACACCGGACACGCTACATCAAACCCTTTGCCAAGCAGTTTGTAGCCTTCTACGATGGATTCTGACTTGATAAACGGCGAGCAGGCATAGAGCATACACACGTAGTCGTATTGCAGTCCCGCCGACCCCTCGGCCCGCAACACGTCAATCACCACGTCCACCATCGGCACATGGTCGAGCGCCAGCTCCGCAGGCCGCTTGTAGTAGATGCACCCCAACTTTGATACATGTCCGCCGATGCGGTTGTCGTCCGTGGAGACAATCATGCGCTCAAACAATCCGGTAGTCTTAGCCGCCTCGATGGTGTAGTCAATCACCGGTTTGTCGAAGAATGGCCGGATGTTCTTATACGGGATGCGCCGGCTACCGCCGCGAGCAGGAATCACCGCAAGACTACGCATCGCCATATTCCTTGGGAATCCGATTGTCGGGTACTAATCTGGAGTTGCGGTAAAAGTGGAAGTACAGCGAGGAGTGATACTGGCCGTTGTAAAACTTGCGGTTGGGTAAGGTTGTCAGGTAGCCGTGGCGTTCCGTCACCAGTTTGCGCCAGAACTCCGTGGCCGGACAGGAGAAGTAACACTCACCCCATACCCCATCAAGGTTGAGATAGTTGAAGGCTTGGTCGAGAATGGCGTCTACCGCCGCTCGACCCAATCCCTTCCCCCGGTGGTACGGTGATATCAGTAGCGATATCTCCCCGAGCCGGTTCTCCCACTGGATGTTCTCGATGCCTCCCATGCCGGCAAAGTGCATACAGCGTTCTGGTTCTAAATCTCCACAGTCCCACCACAGACCCCAATAGCGCGTGGTGCTATAGCGATTACAAATCACGGTGCGATAGTAATCATCTTGTTGTTTTTCGGTGAGCATGTACGGCGTGCGGAGCGTTTCCATGGATGCGTTGCGCCATAAGCGGATATCCTCCATGTCGTCCGAGGATAAAGGCCGCAGTTCAATCTTCACGGAACAACTCCTTCAACTGCTCCGGTGTGCTTGCAAACACTCCGGCATCCAAGCCGGTGGAATCCGGTAGTTTGTAGTGCCGCTCGTATACCCACGGCTCGTACTCCCCGAATAGTCGCAGGTCCGGCGAGTGGTCACTAATCCCCCCCGACAACGTGCCGCCGAACATCGTCTCGTACACCGTCTGGTTCGCCGGGTAGTCCGGCACGCAACACAAGAAACCGAACCGTTTCACCGGCCACATCTGCGGAATAAACTGCCGCCAGTTCGGGTCGGGTATGCTAACGAACACTTGTAGGCCGTCCGGGATTTGCGTAATCATCGGGTACAGATATGGCCGGCAGGCTATCTTCACCGCCGTCAAACCCAATCCTTGATAGCCAAGCAGGAAATCAAGTGACGGTTTGTCAAAGACCGATGCGAACGTGAGCACGTCCCGTCCCATGGCATATTTGAAAGCGAAATCAAATACGTCATGGTCAAGCGCCTTCACGGGTGCCGGCACACTGACGAACAGTTGCCACTTGATCATCACCTCATGCCGGCCAGTCTTTATCTTGAGCAACTCGTCAATCATGCGCTTGACGTAGTGCTTGTCGTTCTTGCAAGTCTCACCGGACCCGAAGTCAAAAATAAGCAGCGACATGGTTCCTCCTTGAACTATGACTTATCCCACGGCTAGCAAAATAATAGTGCGCCACGTAAGTCGGTTGGTTAAACCGTTCATCTTGCGGTTTCATCGCGCCGAGAACTTTCTTTTTCCCGACATGAAGCAACCTCATTATCTGCTCGATAGACAATCCCGAATCGGCGAGTCTCAGTATCGCCCGAATCTTACTACCGGTTTTCTTATACTGCTGACCAAGCCCTTGCTTATGCCTCGCTTTTATCTCGGCTATCTTGTTGTATTCAAACTCCGTCCATTCCACGTTCAACCCCTCCCCGTAGTTAGCAGTCAAACAACCCCCCCAGTTACCACAGCGCTATGCCTTCCTCGCTCAACATCTCGTGCAGTTTGTCCCGCACCTCCTCCAGCACTTCTTCCCGCTCCTCGGTGTGCTCCTTGTACTTCACTTCCCCACGCAACCAGTTGTCAAAGTCGGTGACCACCAGCCGCAGCGACATGCCTTGCTGTGCGGCCTCCCACTCCTCGCGGTCGTCGGGTAGTGAAAAACGTAACGTGGCAGTCATGGCACCTCCTCGTCTCTATCGCGCTTGCAGGCCAGGCACACGCTCCCGGTGTGCGTGTTGACGACCTTGCAGTGTGGACACTCCCAGCCTTTTGGCGGTGGTTTCGCTCGTGGCACCGCACCGCATTTCTCGACAACCCAGTTAAGAATGGCGTGGTAGTCCGACTTGTACTTGTAGCCTTTTGCCGCCTTTGCGGAGTTCAAAGTGGCCACAAGTTTGTCGGCCATCTCGCCGCCGTAGTTCTTGCATAGCCGTTCGTACTCTTCGACGGTGAGCAGCACATTCTCCGCATATGGTTTCTTGAGTGCGTGAGCACTCATTGCAGTGGTATTTCTATTCTCTTCTTTTCTATTCTCTTCTATTAGGCGTGAGTCCTCAGTGAGTACTCCGTGAGTACTCATTCCATCCGGCGGCGGTGGGAAATACGATGGTGTGGGACGGTTTATCTTTTGGTAGCGGTTCCAGTTCGGGTGGTAAAGGTATTCGGTGCCGTCTACTTCATACCGCACGACTAACCCGATTTCCTCAAGCCTCGCCATGTCCTTGTCAAACTCTTCCTGGGTGGGTCCGTTAAATGGGTAGATGCGAGCCTTGTACATGGATGGCGTGTATTTCAGCCGTCCTTCATCGTCGGCGCATGAAATCAAGTAGATGTATGTTTTGAACTGCGCCGGAGTCAGTGACATGGCCTGCACACTGTCCCATATGCCGGGGTCAATCATGCGTTTGCGTGGCATCAGTTCTCCCTCATTACGCTATTCCTAATTCTGGTTGACTCATGCGTAAGTGATGTACACGGAATAGTTCATCTATTGGTTTCAAAGTATCCGGATCGACATTCATCATAAGAATGCTTTCCAGCATGGAAATGTTTATTTGTTCTTTATCCCATTCAATCCATTTAGAATTGATAGGGTCTGTATTTTCGAAACGAAGAACATGGATGCCGAACACCCAGAAATTGACATATCTGTTATTCCTGGTGGACCAAACCTTCCGTGGAGCATAGCCACTGGCTTCATGCATCTTTTTCTTTGTAGGTGTTTCTCTACGATTGCGGATAACTTGATTTAACATGTAGAGTGAATCCCTTTGAGAATCAGATAGATTTGCGCCATGTTCCTTGTGTTCTACCAACATCATTAGTTGGATATCCCTACCGGTTTTGCTTCTTTTGAATCGATGGAAAAGCATGATTTCCGGATCGGAATCAATATCGTCTACACCCAAGCCAAGGTCCGACCGCATTCTCGGATTGTTTCTAACCCAGCGCTGAAAATCAGATTCCATTGTTATTGAAGCATGGCAAATGGGACATTCTACTCTTCGTGCGAATCCCCTCGTCATCCCGCAAGCCGCCTTTGTGCTTCGGCTACGGTTGTTTCATCTATTTCAAATCCAACCCATTTTCTGCCAAGTTTTTCCGCCGCTTTGCCAGTCGTGCAACTCCCCGCAAAAAAATCGACTACCGTTTCACCTGCTTCGGTGAATGATTCAATAAGGAGTGCGGCTTCCTCTTCCGCCTGTTGCCATTCATGAGCATCCTTCTCCCGGCCACCGCCGATAATTACGTCACCAAGAATACGAGAGACATCTCCCCGAGTACCCTTAACCATCCATATGATTGGTTTCCAATTCGCACGGACGCCGAGTTTCCGAAGAAGGTTTGCATCTCCAGAATGCTGTAGACAGATTGTCCACCAGTAACGAAGATGTCTCTGTAATTCCTCGCCTACTTCAAATAGGTACTTCTGTCCCGAATAGACGAGCATGCTCCCGCCAGGTCGTAGGATTCGTGCGGCTTCCCGTGCTGCATCATCAAATAGTCGCACCGACCCAGCATCATAGGGAGGATCAGTTAAAATAAGATGGACCGACTCGTCAGGGATTAATTGCGGACTTAACTTTCGGAAGTCACCACGGTGCAGACCCTTGACGGTCTTAGTTTTCTGGTGCAGCTGTTCGCTGCGCTCACGTTCGCCACGTTCTCGGGTTGCCGCCGTTACTACCTTCTTTTCGGATTCCCTCGCCACCTCCGAACCGGACACGACTAATGGATTGGGACGGATAATTGGTGCACTTGCACCAGAAATGGCTTCTAATTGCTTATGCTGTATAGTAGGTCTTGGTGCATTTGCACCAAGATCCCTTGCAATGGTTGCATGATTTACTCCCAGCGCATGAGCCGTAGCTCGCTGAGTTGCCTGTAATTCTTCAAAACGGCGTGACAATTTCTTGCGTCTATCAACAGCTATTTTGAATTGCGAAAGATCTATACTGAGGGCAAAATCATTAATATCACTGAATCCGTCGCCGACTTTTTGCCATCGATTATCTTCAAGTAACCATTCAAGCCCTATGCAGGCCCGCTCCATCGTATAACCCGTGATGTGCACAGATTCCAATAGACGGCCATAAATCATGTCTGCTGATTCGTGTAATGATTTGTCTTGCAAGTTCCCCTCCCAGGGCACCGTGTGCCTTTACAACTGGGTAAGGGACGTGGTAGGTTTATCGTGGTGTCGAGTGGCCTACCGTGGCCCTCACCCGCCGCCGTCCGGTTGCGCTAACAACCGGCGGCGGTTCTATTTATACATATATGCACAGATAAAACAACATTGTACTTTAGTTTTCCACCAACTCCGCTTGTTTCGGTTTCTCCAGCCGTTGCCGTGCCGATGCTACCATCCCCCGATACCGGGACACCTCCGTCTGCAACCGCTGCCGCTCCAGCTCGCTCTCGGCCAGCGCTCGGCGCATCTCCCCCACCTGGTCCCGTGCCTTCTCTGGTGCGAACCGCAACCA